TTTTTGTCGCTCATTCAAGGAGGCATCGCGTAAAACTTTATTGCTATATAATAATCTAGCATTTTGTAAAACCATTTCTTCTAACTTACCTTTCATGTCATCAAGAACAGTTCTTAATTGATCTTGTTTATCTTGATACATGAGAACAGAGTTTTGTAATTCTCCGACCTGTTTTTCTAATTCTTTTGCTTTTTCTTTATATTTTGTGGATTGTTGATGCGCCAATTCTTTCTCGGCATCATATTTTCTTGAACCATTATCTGTAACAAAATGGCCATGCTTGACCTCTTCCATATCAACAACAAGAGATTCATCCAACAATTCTTCTTCATCTTCAAGCATAGAAATTAGTTCATTTAATAAATCATTTTCTTCGTCTTCACCTTCTTGTAAAAGACCTCCTAAATCGCCCATATCTTCTGCTGGAGGCTGTTCGGCTGCTGGCTCGGCACCAATGTCTGCCGCAAGAGATTCGGTGTCCTGTGGCTGTTCTCCGCCGCTTGTTGGGTCTTTTTCTGCTTGTTGTTTGATTGATTCCAAATCAAGACGAAAATCTTCTGGATTAAATTCAAATTCCATTTCCATCTCAACTGGTTCATCATCAGCAAGAGAAGGATCGGAGGCGAATGGAATATCCATTTCTTCTTTAATTGTTTGCTGAGAAGTATTTCCTTCTAAAAGTTCTTCAACAGCAGCTTTAATTTCTGATGAATATTTGTCGATTACCGCCTGCTCTGCGTTTTTTAGAGCGGCTTCTTTTAAAGCCTTTGCATCAACAATAGCTTGTTCTAACATAGATGACATCTACACTCTCCTATTTTTAATAAACGTTTATCACAATAAATAGTTTGGTGATTAAGAAAAGACATTAATCTAAAATATAAGAGGATACAATGGTGTAAGATATATATTTGTTTCCATTGTTGTTCCAGTTATTTGTTGGTGTTATACTAATCGCATAAATGTCTTGTGGTGTAAAATTAGAAGCAGAAAATTCAAATGTTGCATTTGTGTGATGTGCTAGATTGCCGCTTAAAACAGTCACACTTTCTGTTGAATCTGGATAATTGTCTAAATCATAAGCATCTGTTCCTTCGTATCCAATTCTTACAGTTATAGTTAAATCTCCAAGATCTGCGAGACTACCACCAGTGTAAGAACTTCTAAGAACTATTTTATCAACACTTCCGCTAAATGGAGCAACAAAAGTGGTGTAATATTGAGCGGAAATAGGTTCAGTGAGAGAATCTTCAGGTAAATAAACAGCGGAAGTGTTTGCATTAGAATTTAAAAATCCACCATAATTTATGTTTTTAATAAAGCTTTTATTTTGATAATCATAAATATTTGAATTAACCCTAAGATCGCTATCAACTGTTGCTGCTCCGCTAACATGTAAAGTGGTTTCCAATGAGGATGAGACAATTACTTGATTTTGAAATCTTGATGTTCCATCTTGTTTAGTTCTTAAAACTTCAATAGGAGGTCCGCCTTGTCCATCTGTTGATAAAATAAAGTCATTATCATTTCCTGTTCCGGAACCTGAATAAATTAAGTTAAAACCAAAAGTGTTTGTGGTGTTGCCAAATCTCATTGCAACAACATCATTGTTAGCAGCAGTAATGGAAATAGCTGTTGAATCACCATTGTCATTTGCTGTAATATTTAAAACACCATCGCAAGTAATATCTCCTGTGGTTGTTAAATCACCTGTTATATCAACACCAGTGTTGTTTATTTGTGCTCTTGTTAAACCACCTGTTTGAAGATCAATCTGATCCTCGCCAAAATCAATTATAGTGTTTCTCTCGGCATCGTCCGCTGCTTTTAAATCTCCAATAACTTGAGATCCTTTTGAATATTTAAATGACATATAATTCTCCTTTTCAATAAATAGAAAAAGGCCGAGCAAAAGCCCGACCTTCTTTTTGAGAGCAAAGATAATAATCTTTTTTATCAGTAATCTAAATTAGAAGATGTACCAAGTATTCTCTGCATAAATCAAAGAAACAGCAGCGAAAGGCGATTCCAATACAATTGAGCTATCACCGTCGATAATGTCGCCACCAGAAGCAAAAATGGTCAAATTGTTTTGGTCTGCATTTGCAGGAGCCTTAACAATTACAATATCACCATTAGACCAAGCACCTGAAAGGTGTAAAGAAATAGGATTACTAGATTCCAAGGTTTCTGAATTTGGATACCAAAGACCTGTATTAGCATTCATATCTTGAGCAGAAGAGCCTGTGTTGTAAGCGTTTACACTGAAACCATTAGTACTACTAGCAACAACCCCGGTTAAATTAGCACCATTACCATAGAAAGCAGAAGCTGAAAGAGGAACAGAAGAGCCTAGCTTTTGAGTAGAAGCACCATCTTTTAATTGAAGAGTGACAGCATTTGTGCTTCCAATTGTGAAACCATAACCATCAGCACCAACACCAGAAGCACTCGAACCACTAGCTAAAAGAATGGTAGCATCTTCAACTTCTAGATTAGTTGTAGAAATTGTTGTAGTTGTTCCATTTACGGTTAAAGAACCAGAAATTGTTAAGTTTCCTGCACCGTCTAAAATAACAGCTTTTGAAGCTACATTGTTAGCATCAGTAGCACCATCAAGTAATGCTATTTCTGTAGCTGAAAGTACAGCCAATGCAGTTGCAGCTTCAGAAGTCATACCAGATAAAGTATTTAGTTGAGCGTCATAAGCTTGAACGTCAACACCGATTTCCAAGCCCACAGCAACTTTGAATGCAGTTTCATTAGCATTGTTAAGAATAAAAGAAGAAGCATAACTAGAAATGGTTGTTGAAGCAGGAAGAACTAAGCTATTGATGTTTGAATCAGCACCATCAAGATAGTTTAATTCAGCAGCTGTGGCAGTAACACCATCAAGAATGTTAATTTCAGCAGCAGTAGCTGTAACACCATCAAGAATGTTAAGTTCAGCAGCAGTAGCTGTAACAGCAGTTCCAGCAATAGACAAAGAAGAACCAGAAAGCGCAGAATCTTTAGCAAGAACTTGACCTTCTTGAGTGAGAGAACCACTTAAGATAGCAGCCCCCAATTGAAATTTATAAGCCATATTATAATCCTCCATAGAAAATATGTTATAAAATAGAGCGCACAATGCGCCCTAGGTGTTAAATAGAAACTAGTTTTCTAAACGACCAAAAATCTTTCTAGTAAATAAAGAATTTATCGGTGCCGTTTGAATAGAGATTTACGGCGGCGTATGGAGACTCAAGAACAATTGAGGCTTGCCCGTCAATGGTTTGAGAACCAGAGGCAAGAATGGTTATGTTGTTTGTGTTGGCCAATCCTGATTCGTCTTTTACAGTAAAATATTGCCCGGCTTCATAATCTCCAGCAGAAGGTAATCTTATTTCAACAGCAGAAGAAGCTGTGACTCCTAAGATAGTTGAAGAAACAGATGCTGTGATTGTTGTGGTAACTTGGGTTCTTGAGTAGGAGATACCTGTCTCAATTCCTACATATGCTGAAGCGGATACAGTACCATTAACTGTTAATGTGTGTGTAGGAACTGTGGTGTTAATACCTACCTTGTTTACAGAAGAAGAAATAAAGACTGTATTATCTTGAACTGCTTGATCAGAATCATTACCTATAAAAATGTGTCCTTTGTCTAGATTAGGAGTAGCATTTGTTCTCCCAGCTCCACCAACCCTTACTTGTCCTGAATTATCTGATTTAAGAACTCTTGCGATGTTTTGTATCAAGGCACCTGAACCAGTAGGTGGTGAATTAGTTAGACTACCAGAAACTCCACCAGATCCTGTTTGAACATACAAAGTATCACCAGCGGAAAACATCGAGGTATCAAATCCATTAAGTCTTCCAAGAGTAACTATTCGTACTTCATTACCATCGTTAGAAGTACCATCAGCAACTAAACCCATAGCTGGCATTTTTGAAGCATCATCAGCAGCAGCAAGAGCTATTGTAGGAGTTTGACCAGAGATGCCTTTTACGTAAACAGCTTGTCCTCTGGTAATTGTTGCTCCTTCATCGTTTATAGCTGTGAACATAAGTCCACCATCTAGGAACTTTGCATAAAGGTTCTCATATCTTAATTCAACTTGTCCAAGATCATATTGTTCATTTGCTAATGGAACTATGTTAGATGAGGTCAGAGAGCCATTAAAAATAGAAGAACCAGTTAGTATTAATTCTGAGCCATCAAATGTAAGGTTTGCTTCACCGTCTAGCTCTGTTGTTGTTGAACCAATTGTTACGAGTCTATTTTCTGCCTGATTGTTCAAAGCAGTTATAGTTCCACCACCAGAGCCAATTGAAGATGACAAGTCAGAAATTTTTTCATCTAGATATTTTCCAACATAAATATAACCCGAAGCAGATACAGGAACTTTACTAATTCCTCCGGCAGATTCCACATAGTCTTGAATAAAGATAGTACCAGCATAATAATCTACAGTCCAGTCAATATTGTCAGTAAATGAAATTTCTTGATCACTTGCATTATATAGCTTCAATTGATAAGGGTTGGGATTATCTGTAGAAACAAACGGAGGTACTATTTGCAAAGCTCCTCTGGAACTGTAAATAACAGAATCATCTACAAAAACACCAGACCCAGTTAGAGGGTTGGAAGAGCTAGCTTCATAATCAGAGGCTAGTTGTAAATAATAACCATGAGGACCATAAACCGAACTTTCATCTCCAGAACCACCGTTAGACTCAGAATCTGCATCATATCTCGTTGTATTATCAGCTACAACTTTAAAGTAAACTTTCTCAACTGTTCCGGGATCTCCGGAAGATGCAGAATAAACTGTATAGAAATCACTACCGGGAGAGCTAGGTATTGCCTCTGAAAAAACACCACCACCAACTACAGAGACATTCGAAGGATATGGTTCATTTGAAATATCCTTTAAGTTAGATGTGTGTGCCTTACCAAGAAGTTTCTTGGCTGCTAAGTTTGTTAATGATGCGTTAGTCTTTCTTGTAGTCATTATTAATCCTAATACGAAGCCGTTACTTCAGTCAAGTACCCTGTCCAATCTTTATGAGCAGAAATCTTTAACACTATATAGTCATTAGTATCCCAATATAGGGTTCCAAGAGTGATAGCTATATTTGAGCCATTTGAAGCATCTTGGTCTAAGTTTCCGTTTCCACCATTAAAGATTCCATCACCATCAGAAGTTGGATCTACACCACCTTGTGGGATAGCTACATCACCCCAAGCTGTTTGACCTGGGACTTTCATCTCTATATTTATTCTATTGTTTGCTCCTAATGCTCCGTAGTGCACAGATCCTTGTTTAGCTACAATTGAGGCATCTCCTTCAACATAGATGTTGAAATTTTGAACTGTTGTTACACCAGTATTTCTAAAATATCTATAATATGTTCTAACGGATTCAGATAGTTCAGATGTAGAATAATCCGGATTACCTGAAGGAGCTTGTAAATTTCCTCCATCAGATACATTTCTTGTATCACCAAGATTACCGATACTAAAAGGAGGAATTAGATAACCATTAACAGTTACCATACCATCATTGTATTCAGGATATGATACACCGTCATTCATAGATCTTTGTGAATTCCAAGCGTTTGAAGAACTGGTAACTGCTGCTTGTGTTGCGTAATTTCCAGAAACTATTCTGTAAGTTTCCGTGTTAAAATATTCTTGATCCGCTAGTGTTGTGCTTCCATTGGAACCAGAATAAACCATGAAACTAGTTTTAGAAGCTTGAGAGGTAGTTCTATTCGATTTAAATGGATGTAAGACTTGACTGTCAACTGTTACATCGTAATGTGTGAAACTGTTTGTACCATAAGCTCCAGATATAGATGTTAAACTATCAAATAAAACAGTTCCGGTTATTTCAATATCTGTCAGGTGACAGTTACTAGAACTATTTAACAAAGGCATGTTACAAGAAGAAACAGCAGAATTAAAAGTTGTTATACCTGAGCCGGTTATTCTTATATTTGAAATAGAGCAATTAGTTGTTGTTGGAAATGTAATAGCAGTTCCATTTTGATACACATTTCTATAAAAATTAGATGCTGTAAATTCAAAACTAGCAGAAGGTCTAGAAGCAAAATACCCAATACCTGATTGATAATAAACATCCGAGTGGTCAAAATTTGACAACACAGGTGTGGACACTGCTGTATCATCAACAGCACCTGAAGGATCTACAACCCATTCAATAAAATTAGTTTGTTGATCTCCAGAGGTTCTATGAATTACTTGTGCATAATTCCAGCCATTATTTTGATCACCAGAGCCAATTTGGAATGTCCCTGTTCTGTAAGGTTTATTGTAATCAGGAATACTTGAAAGAGTGCTATAATTAACAGCAGACAAATCAAAACCAGATGAGTTGCCATTAAAATCATTCGAAATAGCATTAAGAGTTCCAGTTAGAGAAACCTCATGCACTTCAATACCATTTACTTTTAGTACTAAAGAACCAGAGTATCCATTAAAGAAAGCATCAGCAGGATATCCAGAACCTCCGCCTATTGCATCATTCAAGATACCAGTTACTGTTGGAAAGGAGGAAAAAACCCCTCTTCTATTGTTTGAAGAGCCCAAGTCAGCATATAAGGCATTAACATCAAGATCGCTTAAAGAAATAGATGAAGCCGTTGCGTTACTATAATCAGCTACAGTATTTGATGTTCCAAAAGATAGTTTTGCATCATCACCATTAGCTCCGTTATTAATATCACTTAAAACTTGTGGTGTTGCTTGTGATTGATTAGCAGGAAGAGTAAATTGAAGTTGACTTATATAACCGCCCCAAGTTTCATCTGCTACAATTTTTAACATCATTCTATCGCCATTGGCAACAGAAGCAGTTCCAAATGAAACAACATGCGTATCAGAGTCGCTAGCAGCTGCTATCTTTGCTCCATCACCGTCTTGTATATTTCCATAAACAAAGTTTTGTGATATATCCATCCATCCAGTTGTTCCTGGATTCTTTACAAAGAAGTGGACATTTGAAGTGTCTAGAGAAGAATTACTATAAGTTGTTCCGTTTAAGGTGGATTCAATTTTAAAATTGTAAAGTTCAGCACCAGAGGAGTTAGAAAGAATTCTGTAAAACGTTCTTGTTCCTAGAGGTGTGTCATTTATGTAATCAGGCTGTCCTGATTCTACATTCAACATCGTGTCAAAGTCACCACCATTTGGAATATCAGCATCAACAGGGCTATAAAGACGTTTGTTGAAAAACAATAATCCATCTTGATGTCCATCCACATTAGTTCCCGTCATATGTGTCTGTGAATTCCAGGTTGCTGCGGAAGCTGTAGTAGAGGCTTGTGTGTCATAAGAACCAGAAGTTTTTCTAAAGTTTTCTCTATTAAAATACTCAATTGTGTTTGTACTAGCTGTATCTCTTGTCTCAATAAGAAAACCAGTAACATCGACCGAGCCTGTGTTTGTAATAGTCGCTTTTAGTGGATGTGTCACTGTAACATTGCATGACATTGTATCATCAAACAAAGTAGCATCACTTCCAGTAAACGAAGCAGTAACACCTAAAATCTTTGTGTTGTCCTCAGAAATTCCAATGTCCTCAACACCTTGAGCTGAAGGATTTGTTGCATTTGCTGTTGTTGTAAACGAGATTGGTGTACCGGATGCTTGATAAACGTTTCTATAAAGATTGTTAATATCAACTTTGTAACTTGCTGTTACGCTTGTGTTATATTGAACACCTGACAAATACTTTGAACCATTTAAGGTAACGTCTTCAATTCTTGCATTTGAGACTGATAAATCATCAACAGCACCCGATGGATCATTTATCCATTCAATATAGTTGGTTGAATTATCAGAGGTAAGCGAATGGATAACTCTAAGATAATTCCATCCAACTTTTTGATCATTTGCATCAATTTTGTATTTTGCTGTTCTATGTTTGAAGATGTACCATTCAGAGCCGTTGCCATCATAAGAGGATGCTGTTACTGAAATGTTTGTAAATCCAGAATCTCCAGTTAATGAAGTGGCTGAGCCTGAGTTTGGATTACCAGTCCCAGTAAGACCTGATAAAGCAACAGAATGAACTACAGTTCCGTTTAATTCTAGTTTAAGGGTTCCTTCATTTGCATTTCCAAAAGCATCATTAGAATAGGCTAAGTTTCCATTTGTGACAGACTCAATAACATCATAATTAATAAAACCTGTTATGTCTTGTGTTCCATCATAAATTCCAAGTCTTATATTGGAGCCTGAAGTTTCTGATGCATAACTTCCGGAACGATCAACTGCATCAAAACCGGCCTGTGTTCCAGAGGAAGTATAATTTGTTATTGGATAAGTTGCTCCAAACGACAGTTTTGCCGTTATTCCATTTGTCACATCTTCGTCAATCGAACGAACAGCAGGAGCTGGAGAAGGTGCAAGAATTTTCAAAACTTCATTGAACCTGTCTATTGGTATTCCAACAGGAGTAGAAACAGTAAAATCTGTAAAAAGACCATCAGTGTAGTCTCCATCCTCAGCAGCACCAATTGTGCCACCAGAACCACCAGCAGACGACGTAAGGACAATATTATTACTTGAGTCTAAAGCAAGAAAGCTGGAAGTGGTTGCTGTTCCTGCTGTTAAACCTGTTAGACTTAAAGTGGAACCGGTTATTTGTCCAACACTAATATTATTTGTTGTAGTGTTTCCATTGGTTGTTACATCATCTAAAGTTGAAGCAATCCCAGTTAAATTTGATCCATCGCCATAAAAAGCCGAAGCAGAAATTTCAACAGAAGAAGATAGTTGTCCATTAATTGAAACAGAGCCCGTAAACTCATGAATATCGTCTGAAGTATCTCCAAATTTTGTTGAACCTGTGGCTGTGAGATTAATAACATTTTGATTTGTTACATTTATATTATATTCATTTGCGTTTATTGTTCCAGAAACATTAAGCGTTCCTGTTAAAATCATTGTTGAGCCATCAAATGTAAGATTAGATTCTGCTGACATGGTACCATCGCCATCAGCTGTTAAAACTCTATTTGCTCCATCATTATCAATTGAAACAGAACTAATTCCTGTAAGATTTGACCCATCGCCCCAATATGCAGACGCAGAAATCTCAGCCGAAGCTGAGATATTTCCTTTTACTAAAATAGAACCTGTTACTTTTAGATTAGCATCTGTGTCAAATACAAGAGTACTGGAGCCACTAAAAGCAGTACCACCAGCTTCTCTTAATTGTACTGAACCATCTGTTCCTTGCGCAACAGATAAATTGCTTCCACTAATGTATGCCCAACCAAATTCACCCATTTATACCTCTTAAAACGTGCTACACGCAGCAAAAACTCGGACATCAGCAGTGGTTCCAACGAATGCAACTCTATCTATTCCTGCAATTTCAAATGTTACCATTTCTCTATGACTTGCATTCTGTGAACCTTCAGCTGTTGCACTATCAGCAACCTGTACAGTGGCAGCAGTAGAGCCATTTAGCTGGTTTATAGGAAACCATTTTCCAAAAGCATGAGCGTATCCATAAACTGTAACAGTAAGGTTTGTACTATTATTTTTATCTATTACTAAAACATGAAGAAATCTTTGACTTTCTGTTGAATATCCATCTGTTACTGCGTCCAAGTCAGTAACTGCTACTACAGCTACTTCTTCTTCATGCTCACCTGCTATATTTTTTAATTGTCTTGTTCTTCCAAAATTGTTATATCTATGTACTGACATTATTAACTCCTTAAAAACTATTGTAAATAGTTTATTTTCTTGCTTTTCTCTCTTCTTTCTTTCTACGTTGAATTGCTCTTTCTTTAGCTCTTCGTTTCTTTTCAGAGGGTTTTGTGTAATGTTGACGATCTTTAACTTCGTCAATTATGCCCAATTTTTTGCATTTCTTAATGAAACGCTTAATAACTTTCTCAATGTTGTCTTTCGGACGAACAGTATAAGTATAATTATTTGCCATTTTTACCTGCCATTTTTTGCCATATAAGGGAAGACTGTCCCATGATTGAAGATATATCAACTCCTGGGTCTCTTGGGTCAACATCGGAAAGAGCTCCTTGACCTTGTTGTTGTGGTGCTGGGGCTGGTGTTGTTCCTTCAAACAGATTAACTCCGTTATAAGCATCTTTGCCTATTGCATCCATCATTTTCTTTCTTTTCTCAGATAATCTTGCTTTTGCTTGTTCGTCTGTTTCATATTGAGGTTGTTGTTTTTTTGGAAACCTTTGTCTTGTTTCAACAATAGGTTCGCCAACTCCTTTAACAACTTCACTTATAATTGACGAAAGAGTGCCGTCTTCGAAGATTACTTCTTTGATGCACTCTTTTATTAATGGTTTTAAGATTTTCTTTAATTCTTGTTTATTCATTAGTCCCTCAAGATCTTATTAAATAGTTGGTCAATGTTGTTTTCTTTGCCCTCTGCAATTTTAAATTTCATTGCGCCTCTGTTTATTCCTGATTGGTTATTTTTTGGATAAACATAAGCATTTGGTGTTGAAGGTTCAGCAACAATATCAAAACAGATTAATTGGAAATCTTCCTCAACAACTGTATCTCCCATTGATTCACGAACAGAACCGAGTCCTCGTGAAGAGATACCAAGCTTCACACCAGCGTTGATTAAGTCTTTGAGAATACGACCAGATGGTGTGTCAAGAACTTTGATCTTACCCATAACGTCTTTTCCTTCCCACCAGCATTCAGTAATCATGTGTGAAACATTTTTTAAGTTTATAACAGAATCATCAGGATGATCTAGTTCGCCTGTAGCTCTGCCATCAGCAACAATCTTTTTGTAATTGTCTACTTCTTTTTTAAGAACTTTCATCGGATAAACACGTCCGTTTCCGTTCTTTTTGTCAGCAGTTTGAATACGACCAACAAGATACACAGCTCCCTCTTGGATTACCTCACGCTTTTGAGACTCGCTCAAGCGATCAAGACAACGTCCGTCGGGACATAGTTCAAAGAATTCTGTTAATAGTTGTTTACTCATTTTATATCTCACTAGCTAGTTGTTGTAGTAATTGTCTATTATCCACACTCACTATTTCATCAAACCCTTCATCCATACTTACATCTTCAAATGATGCAAACATTCTATCAAAAACAGCAGGAGGAATTGTTTTAGATTTACCCATTCTTGCAGCAGCCTCTGCTCTTTTTTGAGCAACGGCTTTAATAAACTCTTCAGCTCCTTGAGATTCAAAAACAACAGCAATTTTTTCATATTGATCTTCTGAACCTTCAATTGCTTTTAAAGCACCAGATCTGGCTCTTTTGTTCATATTAGTCATATCAACTACAATGTCTTGACCACTATCTACGGCACCTGCCACTCTCTGTGTAAATAAGTTATGAACTTTGCCATTTGCTTCCATAACAGTTGAAAAGACTGATTTTGCCCAAGTCATCCAACTTGGTGGCTTCTGTACTTCACCGTATTTTTGGTCAACACTGCCAATTTCTGCGTCCTGTGGTGGTGTTGCAAACATGTCATCATATGTCCAGCCATATTCTGAGGCAACATCTTCTACTATATCATCTCTATTGATAACGTAAGGTCTATTTTGGCCAAAAGTTTTATTAATCCAAGTTGATTTACCAACAGATGGTGGACCAACAAGGACGAACATTTTTAAACCCATGTTTTCTCTTAAAACACGATTGAGCTCTTCTTTTATGATTTGTCTTAATTGTTTATTTGTTATTTTCATTTCTTTCTCCATAAAATGCGGGCGCAACCCGCTTGAGTCAACTGCCTGAACAACAGCGTCTTACAGGTTGTAGCATCCATTTTTTATTCATCTTTATCTCCAATTTTTGAAATGCGAAAGCCGAAATCATCAACCAACATAGAAATTAGATAAGATGTCCCAGCTGAGATCCAACCGCAAATAAAGAAATTAGCGATTGTATAATCAAATGTAAATAGTTCCGTCCAACGGTTAATGCAAAATAAAAAACATCCAACCCAAAAGCCAACACACAGAGGACAGTGGAAAAGAGTATTCCATTTCTTTGTGTAGTCTTTTGGTGGACGAATGTCTTCAAATATCTTGCCGTGAACAAGAATGAAAGTCAAGCCATAAGCGGCAAGGATAAAGTTAAGCATTATGCTCCTATTTTAAAAATCCATATCTTTTATTGACATAGTTTCTGATATTGTTTTCAAATTTATTTATAAGGTCTGAAGCTATGGCCCAGCTTTCTTCAAGATCTACATCATCAAGTCCTAGGTTTGCTAACTTTATAAAAAGATCGTCGTTATAATCAGTCATTATTTTTATATACTCATTCAATCTAGAAGAAAAATGCTTTTTAATTAGATCTTTTCTATTTACTTTTTTTCCACTTTTTCTTAAACTAGCTAACTCTTTATCTGCTAATAGTGTTGCTTTTCTAGTGAAACCAACTGCATATGCCTCTACTTCAATTGGTTGTAAATAATATAGGATATATTTTTGTGCTTCAGTTGAAGCAAAATATCCTTTAAGTAATTTTTTAAAATCTTCTACACTTTCTTTTAAAATTTTATCATATTCTTGTTTATAAGACTCTTTTTCAACAGGTTTTTCTTCTTCTTTCTTTGTAATCAGATCATAGAAAAAATCTGTAATTTTTTTTCCTATAGATTTTGTGGTGCTGTTTAGCATTTCTAGTTTTTTTGTTGGGTCTTTTTCTTTTATTATCATTTCTAGTCTTTTTGATGGGTCTTTTTCTTTTATTATTTTATCATACCGATCAAGCGTTTTACTAAAACCCGATCCTTTTGTGTCTTGTAATACATGTTCTAATTCGTGTCTAATATTTTCTTGTAATGTAGTCTTGATATTGTTTAGTACACTAAGATTATAATTGACTGAATTTTTACGTACAACTGTATGAATCCTGGATCTATTTTTAGCATCCACTTCGCTAGTTTTATCCCAACCTATTGTATGTTCAAAGTCAATCTTTAAGGTTTGACGATCAGGCATCCAACCAGCACCAGTAGATTCTAAAACAAATTTATCTTTATTACCACCACTTAATTGTTTAAAAGTTAATTTATAGTTTTTTATGAGTTTTAAATATTTTGAATTTTTTAAATCTTTAGGTATACTCATGTTCATAAAAATATTAAAATTTTTTTCTGAATAGAAAGATGGTCCAAAATTATCAGCAGTTAGTTCACCAGCTGGATCGCCATCTGGAACTTTATCTTTTCGGCTTATAATTTGTTTATGTTGAGCTTTTATCATGAAGGCTAAAAAGTCTATTACACCTTTAACGATAACACCAGCTTCTCTATCACCAGATCGAGCCTCATTTAAGTTTGATTTTTTAATTATTTTTATTTTCACTTTTGAAATCCTTATTGAGAATTAGAGAGATTTACTAAAAAGGTTTATCGTTTTTTTAAACCTTTTTTAGATTCTGCTAAAGTCATAGTGGGTTGTCCTGATTGATCAAAGTTTGTAGCAACTCTTATAACATTAGCTGCTTCGAACTTTCCAGGAGCAGCCTCAAGCTCTTCAGGTGTTCCTTTGATTCCCAAATCCAATCCTATTAAATCACCACTTTGGTTTCTTCCAAATTGTTCTTGATGAATGTCATTCCAAGCTAGACCCCTGTCTACTCTGATAGCTTTTATGAGATCGGCTATTTCTTGCAAGTCTTCTCCTAAAGTAGCAGATTTGTTTTTCTTTAATGGATGAACTTTTTTAGCTCTTTTTTGCATGTCTGGCAAAGATTTAAAATACTCAAAAATCTTATCAGCATCTTTTAGGTTGTTTTTGGCTCCCACTGCATTTAATAAAAGATTTTTTAAACTTACTGGAAAACCTTCACCACCTTGTGAAGGTGAGTTTGTATAAATTAGAAAACTTTTTGATTTGGTTTTTCTGTAACTAGAAAAAGCTTGTGCAAATCTTCCTAAGTCTTTTTTGCTCTGTATAAGATCAGCAAAAGTTTGTAATTCACCTTTAGATCTTTTATTTACTATCGCATCATTTAAACCATAAGTTTGAGGGTCATTAACTATCTCTTGATATATGTTTTCAATTCTATTTTGAATAGAAGGAATGTTGGAATTATACATATCCTTCAACGATTGAGCATCAAGTCTGGAAATCCTGTTAAGCTTATCCCATTCTTGTTCCACATAAAGATAAATGTAACTATCAGGATCAACTCTTTGCATTACAATATAGTACAATTCTTTTGTTGGATTTGCAAGAGTTCTTTGATTGTGCGAAGATCCAAATTTATAATAAATCACTGGATCGTTAAGGATAATTTTTCCCATAGAATAAACTTGTGCTGTTTCCGGAACATTAGCAGAAACCAGATGAAGATTTTTGGCCGCATTACTTACATCATGAAACAATTTTACAACTCTTTTATCATCTAAAGAGACTACAACTCCTTCGGCGCCTGATGCTTTTATTTGTTTCATCTTATTATAATTAACGTTTTTTGTTCCTGGGAGTTTGGAAGCTATAATTTTAACCAATTCTATAGACAAAGGATTAGCGGGCGGTTTTTGATTTTGATCAAAACCTTGTTGGAAATAAAACTCCTCGTTTAATTGTTTTCTTCTTATGATTCTTATTTTCATTTATTTTCTCCTAATATGTGTAACGACCATATAAATATGGTGCAAATAAATTATGTTGTAAAATTGAGCCTTTTTCTTCTTCATGAGGAACTTCACCCAACTCTGTTGAGTTTTCTTGATCAGGCTCTAATTGAGCGTCTTGCATCATATCGTCGTGTCCTTTCTTCATCTTTGACGATGGAGCTTCGGACTTTATCCATTCAGACAATTGATAGATGGTTGATTTAATTGAATCTCTTTCTTTTGATTCGTGAATCTTTCCTTCGAGAGAACCATAAACATTACCACCTTGAATTGAATCATACTCAATGATACCGTTCTTTCTCATCCATTCCATCAGACGAGCTTCAGCACCATACACAACCTCAGACATTAGGTCTTTTGGAAAAGCAACCAACTTCTTCTTCTCAACCATAAGAACAATATCAATGTCAGCATGATCAAATACAAGGAGATCTCCATTAAGAGCTTTGCGAATGTTCATTTCAAATTTTGTCGTTCTTTCATTTGGATTGACAATTTTTATTCCAATTCCAGGATCAGTAAAATGAATGTCTTTATCTCCTTGAATTTTTATATCCAAGTCACGTTCTTCTGGTTCGGTCATAATGTTGATACCTGTTGGCGTTTGAATATCGATCCCAATGTCTTCGTTTAATAAGTCTGTTATAATATCTTGTGGTGGTCTATACATTTATTTGATCTCCGCTAATAATTGTTGAATATGAAAAACATCTTTTACAACTTCCTCGGTCAAAGGTTTTGCTTTAAACCCTTCGATCTTTTCCTTAATTAGTTTTATTTTATCTGACCATTGGCTTTCGGATAGTTGATCGCATTCTTTCTTTAATCTTCCCAGTTCCTCATTCATAAACATCTTAAGACCCAAACCATTATCGGAGAATGATGTGATAAAGTTGGTTAATAACTCTCTTTGTTCTTTTAAAAGGGTTTCTTTATATGTGTCATTAAATTTGGAAACGAATGTATTATATGTAAGGTTGTCAAGAGGCTTCATTTTATCCTCTTTAATCGCTTGAGGATGCGAAATAACAAGCCTTTTGACTCCTTCCTCTATCAACAAACGTGTCTTTGCTTTGAGGCCATTAGAATGGAAAAATTGACCCACGGTTGCAATTGATTTATAGTTAGGAATAAAATTACCAAATGCCTCTGGGAGATTTTGATTGAACTCTTTTATCAATTCAGTTTGTTCGTTAAAGATTTCTTTTCTGTCTAGGGCTTCCCAGTCTCCTTTTACTTCTTTCATATAACGAAGACCAAGAGATTCCTCAAGTTTTTGAGGTTCCATTAGTTGTTTGTACAATTGGAGATCGTTGTAAAGAGGTTTTCCTTTTGAGAAAAATCTTTTAAGTGTCTCAACAATTTGTTGTTTCTTTTGAAGCTCTCCTCTTACAACGGCCTTGGTCATTTCTTTGATTAGGCATTCGTAAAGAAAAGCGGTATTTCTTTTCTTATTATGTTTCATCTTTAATTTCCTTTTTGTTTAGAGATTCAATAAGCATCTCAACTTCGCGAGATACTGATTCTAATTTTTGTTCTTCTTCTAAGTAGCCACCAGCTGCTTGAGATAGTGAGTATTCATTTCCAACATAGCCTTTATAAAGGTTGCGAGATGTTGACCGAGAGGTTTCGATTCCTGTTGAGCCAAGCATGGATTTCTTCATGCCGCCTTTATCATAGGAAGATTGGTGCGATTTGTATGGACCACGTTTAGATGGAATATCGACATACGGAGGCGAGTCATCACGTTTCGCAGAGGGTTCGGCGAGCAGATCGGTATCACCCCCTTTGTCGCCGCCGACATCTCCTCCACCGGTGTCTCCACCGCCGAGGTCACCTAAGTCACCTCCTAAATCTTCACCTCCACCGCCTAGGTCACCTCCAAGGTCTCCACTGCCACCGCCTAGGTCTCCAAGACCTCCGGCAAGACCGCCTCCTCCACCAGCGTCTTCACCACCTTCTCCACCAGATGCGGCAGCTTCAAGTTTAGCCATGAACTTTTTATCAAAGAACATTTCTCTTTGGTTACGAAGAAATTCATCTTCTGACATTCCGAAAAGGTGTTCCGCAATCCAGCGTTTTGAGAAATATCCTTCTGTTGCATTTCCAGCAACAGAGAATTTTTTATCCCAGTGTTCAAGTTCTTGAAGCTCAGCAATCTTTGATGGGTTGTTTAGTTGAAGTGTGAAAGCTAATAGGTCATCATTTCTATAACCAAGAGTATAAAGATGAATGATTCCAATCTTTTCTAGCTCTGCTATTGCTACACGTTGTAATCTTTGAATAGTTCTGGCGAAACGAATATCTTTTTGAGCCAATGTGGTTTTATCCTCAGAGGCACCTTCACCCATTGTTAAATAAGATTGGGGAATCTTTAAAGCAGCAAATAACTTATCTCTAAGATACTTAACATCATCAATACCACCATTATAGGAAGCGCCAGGAAGCGAGGTAATGTCTGTTGAAGATTGACCTCCACGAATTGGAATATAATAATCTTCTTCAATTGACAAAGGGTTGTAACGTAAATCAACACGACCGGTTGTTGGGTCAACAACAGAATGTCGTTTCAATTGGGTCATAACTTTTTGCATGTATTGTTCAACTTCTTGTGGAGGAATACCACCAACGTCAATCTTAAACAACCGACGCTCAGGAGCACGAACAATACGATAAGCCATCATAGCATCTTCTAAAAGAATAAGTTGACGATGGATTCGTCTTGCAGGTTCAAGAACTGATGTTCCATAAGGAGCATGCTTATCATTACCAAGAATTCTAAAGTGAGCAACTTGCCAATTCTCCAGAGTTAGTCCAGCTGTGTTCCATTGGTATTGAACGTAGTTTGGATTTCCTTGATCTTCTCCTTCAAGACGTTCAATCTCTCTTGTTGGAAGACCAATAGCAGATCGAATTCCCATATCTTCATCAATATCAAGATAAAGAAAGAAGTCACCGTATTTACACATTGTTCTTGCCCAACCAAAAAGGTTGTGCTCAATGTTAAGAACATTATGATATAAATTATGGAGGATGTGTTTTATTTCTTCGTTAGCACATTTGATATTTAGCATTGGACGAAGAGCTGTATGAGTTGTCATTTCATCAGCATAAATGTCTAAGGACGATGCTATTTCTGGCATATATTCCATTTCATCAAAGTCAACATAACGCTCTGCTCTGTTTCTGTTTGAAATCATGTTAAGAGTAACAGAGTTTATTGGGTTGTATTCCCATTTTTTAAACTGAGCGCCCGATGCTGATTGAAACTTTGTAGCATAGTTGTCCAATTGCCGTCTTCGTAATTGACGACCTGTTTGTGTTCTTCTCTGGGTTATCGGTCCAGAAAACAATTTTGTAAGAGCCTTGAATAGATCCGATTGAGGATTGTAAGGCGACTTTTTGTATTTGGGCATAGCTAATCCTTTTCGTAGTAAATAGTTCTATTATAACATAAAGTAAAGCTAATGTCAAGCTATCCTCTGAAAATCCAAGCAAAGTCTTTATATGTCTTTTGAAATTCTTCTAGAGATTCTTGTGTCTTAGTTCCTGTGTATCCTCTCATTCCTTTAATGGCTGTGTTCATTGTTGTTGTTGAGGATTTGATTGACGAAATCATTGCTTCTTGATATAACCTATCTTTCTCTGAAACTTCCAAAGCTGTGTCTCTAACCCAACAAGCAATTGCAAGAGCCATTATCAAATCGTCATGATAAGAACGCATTGCTTGAGGTTTGCCATTATTCCAAATAAAAGTTTTTACCTCATGAAATAAACGAGAAGACATTGGTTTAACCAATTTATTTCTTATGTATTCTTCAAGCTTTGCAACTATCAAAGGTCTTGTTTTAACTGAGGTCGTAAACCCGATAACTGCACTGTCATTGTATTCTCCTTCAAGAGAATCAACAAATTCGTGTGTTGATTTGATTGAATAATAAAGATTTGGATATCCGAGATCTCTTACTTTCTCGCAAGCTGCAATTCCAATTCCTATGTTTTCAATAACCATAAGACAGTTTCCATATTCTTTTCCTGCATCAACAAGGATTTGTGCAAAGTGATCCATTGTGGGTTTGCCTTGATATTCAGCAACAACTTTCATAGAATCTGTTCTTAAGATGTGAAACACGGAAGAGTCTGCTCCATCTCCACGAGCAACGTCTGCAACCATAAGATAAGGAACACCTTCTTGATACTTCTCCCAAATCCATAGGTTTCTATCCCATCCTGTTTTGTACTCAGGCTCTTGTTGTTGTTCAAATAACCAAGCTATATCATCAGGGTGAATAACTGTTTCACCAGATGTATTAAAATTACACTCAAGTTCTTGTGCTATCTGTCTTCTTGACATGTTCTTGGTTTCTTTTGCAAACCACTTCATGTCACGTTCAGGATGAACATCCCAAGGCAATGAGACAGGGTGAAATTCGTTATCTCCATTCTCAGCATCAACATAAGTTCTGTGGAACCAGTTTCCAACCCCCATAGGTGTTGATAAAGCTATGCAGCGACCCCCTGTTGATAGAGTGGGGTAAAGACCTGCCCAAAGTTCATCAAGGTTATCAACGTGTGCTGCCTCGTCTATAATCAACAAAGATAAGGCTTCAGAACGACCAGCGTCTGCTGATGTTCCGACAGCTTTGATTGTAGAACCATTTGATAATTCAAATGAGGTTCTGTTATCGATTGTGATGTCGGCAATAGCCATCCATGGAGGAAGGTTTTTCATTACCATTTTTACTTTCTTTACCAAGTTAGCTGCTGTTCCGAACTTGGTTGCCATTACAAGAATGTTCTTTTCTTTGTGAAATAGCATAAACCATACAGCATAAGCAGCCGAGATAGTTGAGATACCCAGCTGTCTTGCTTTGAGAATAACTGTAAAACGATAATCATTAAAGTCCTTGATCAATTCGTCTTGATAAGGATAGGTATTAAAAGGAATTAAACCCTTAAGAGGATGAGAGATCCTACAATAGTTGTTTATAAAGTAGAGAGGATCTTTTCCAGATTTAAGAATTTCTTTTATTATTTCTTGCTTTGATAATTGAAGAGACATCAATAGCCTATATTAGTAATGTGGTAATCCCCATTCTCATCAACTCTAGCAGCAAGATTGCCATTGTTCAATTCTTCCATTAGTTTATTGAAATCTATTGTGACTGCATCGACTTGAGTTCCGCTTGATCCGCCTCGATAGCCATGGGTCCTTATATTTTCTTCCACTTCTATTATTCCTCTACTTTCCAAATCATGTTGCCGATATCCAAAAAGCGAGTCTAACGAAGTATATCCGGGTTCAAAATAAAAACGACCATCGGGAGACTCGGCTTGAACAGGGCTTATTAACGCACCAGAGTCATCAACAAATGAAAATCCAGAACCTGGGTCATAAGTGATTTGAAAACCATAAATATTTGTATCTCCGCCCAAGTATAAACTACCTACTGGATAGCCTTTAAATTCTTCATTCATCGTCTGAACCAAGCTTATAAACTGGTTAACTGCCGCACCATTACTTGGTTTTCCAAAAAACTCAGTCGCAGTTTGTTGTCCGAACAACTTTTGAATTTTTTGAGAGTTATCGGGACCGATCAAGTCATCTATCCAAGAAGTATCATCTTTAGCATACATTTCAATAACAGATTCTCCTTTTTTAAAAGGAGTGACAAAATAATCTTTTCCCTCTATTTCTTGCCAATTTTTTATCGAATATTGTTCACTGCTTCCAAAAGCTTCATTTAAAACTATCTTAAGTTCTTCTTTAATTATCTGTTTTAATTGATTGTTTGTTATTTTCATTTTTGATTCGCTCCTTTTTTGCGTTTATCGTTTGCCGGACGTTTATCAGAAAATTGCTCTAAGAACTTTCTTGTAACATCTCTTGTCTGGTCTATTGAAGGCTCAAGAATAGGCATAGATTCAATGGAACCAATCTTGAAGTGTTGTTGAGCCTCAACCCAATTACGAACTCTTGAAGTGGATTGTACAAGGATATTGGGCTCACCTTTTGATGTAAGAGTAACTGACTTTCCTGTAACGGCTCTGTATTCTTTTTGCAAGAAATTCTTTATTTGATTTAACATTGATTCGATATCTTGTTCAAAATTGCTTCCATAAACTTCTTTAAGTAAAACTTCTGCTTGATAAGAAAGAATCATTGAGTCACCATAGAAACGAACTTTAAAGCCGTCCATAACTCGTTTGTCCATTAGAGGACAACCCTCTTCTCTTTTCAAACCCATTGTACGAGCTTGACCATCTGGTGTAAATCTTTTATCATGTGCTCCGTCATAAGCATTTGCGGCTGCTTGTGAAAGTCCTTGTATAATTTCTAATGTTGTGCTACTCATTTGTTGGTCTCCATCCTTTTAACCATCGTTCTTCTCGTCCCTCAACCCATTGGATATAACATTTTTCACAACAATCAAATTTTGCCATATAAACATCATCATTTGATTTAAATGAATAAGTCTTACATGTAGGGCAAGAACGTTTAGATTCTTTGGTAATTAGTTTCTCTGCAATAAAAACGCCACCAACTTCAATTTGGAAGTCATCTTTTTCATTTGAGGCTTTGTAAAGATCTTTTAGTTGCTTTACGTATTCTTTTTCTTTTTCATCGGTCCAGTGTCGCTTTGGGTTTTCAATTGCTTCTTGACCGTATTTGTCTGCAATTGCTTTTTCTACTTTTACAACATAGTTTGGATCATTCTTTTTCATAATTCCACCTTTCTGAATTGCCATATTTCTCCTTATCAGTTTCGTGTGTTATTCTCTCTGGTGAATCCATATCTCTATAGACTTTCATCCAGTATGGAGTTTCTAAATTCTTTGGACTTAAAGAATTGTCTAAAAACCTCATCTTGTTGTTTGGTCCACAACATAGAACACCAGTCTCATCATCAAAAAAATAAGTTTTTGTTTTGTGCTCATGCCAGCATTCGGATTGTCCGTGATCGTTTGTTTCTCTTGGTCTTTGTGGATCACAGGTCCAAAGATAAGTGCCTTCCCATTTGTGACCAGCTCTGTTGAACATTTCTACGTCCATTCCTCGTAGACCTTGAATTTGGGTCATTTGCCAGTAATCTGATATGCAATCCCACCATGCAACATCCGGCATTTTAATCTCTTTGTTTGGTGTTTCTTTTCTATTAAAAATAGCACATTGATCTACTTTATCATAGAAAGCTCCCATTGATGGAAGATAAACCATATAAAGAGGGGCTCTTGCTCTTATAAATCTTATTGCTTGTAAAACACCAAAAATAGTTTCGTCTTTACCGTAGTTTGGATTACCAGATAAAAATGATTTCTTCACATAACATTCGGTATACGGTGTCGAAACTATCACTAGTCTCTCCTAAAGTCTGAAATTCGTCTGCTTAAGTCTAGCGGGTCACTAATGTCTTTTCCTACACCAAGTTCTTTTTGTGCTCTTTTAACATCTATATCACCAGTAAACATCCCCAATTCTGTTCCTTGGACCATTTTTCTTACTTCTTTATACATGTTAAAGAAAGCAGTTATCAATTGTCTTGTATCATCTATTGCTGTGTGTAATTGCACATACTCTGGTCCTGGTCCGTAAACGTCCATCATTCTTTGTAACTTTCCATTAAAAGCCATAACTTTTTGCATCTCTCCTTTTACATTCTTTTCTTTTTCATCAAAGAATCGAGACATTTTTTCATTACCTTTTTCCATTTGAAATCTTGCTATGTTTTGAAACAATTGTCTTTGAAAATTGACCGTGTCGAATATATCAAGATTTTCAAAACCAGTTGTGTCAATATTAAATTTTTCTCCTTCAAGAATTATTTTTTTTCTATCAAATGTTTTAATGTTATGCCCAACAGATAAAACGTTATCTCCGAGACTTTCTAACCATTCTAAAAACATTGTTAATGCTGTTTGCTCATCAACGTCATTTTCAGTAGGTTGATAATGTGTATAATCTATCATGTCTTGGACTGTATATGGTCTTCCTAAATCATGTTGCTTTCTTATTGTAAGTAATAATTCATAATCTTTATCATTCAAAATTCCCATTTCCCAATCACTTTCGAATCTTGAATCTAATTCTTCTTGATTAGCTAAGACTCTTTGTTCATTTTCATGTGTTTTTAGGGTTTCTTGGCTTAGGGCGACATTAACATCAAATTCTGATATAGGTTGTTCAGGAGGAGGCCCAGATAAATCATCAATTTTAAAAGCTATAGCTCCATATTGAGTTATTTGTCCTGAGAAGCCAATAGTTTCTAAGTCCCAAAATACCCAAGTTTTTCCATTAAGTTCACGTTCCATATAAGCTACAGCATCACCAGGAGTCATGTCTTTAAGAATCGAATAGTCTTCCATAAGAACTTTTTTTAATTCTTCTTTTATTATTCTTCTAATATCTTGTTTTGTTATTCGCATTAATTTACCGCCTTTGCTATTGAAATTGTAATTCCTACTCCACTAATTAGTCCTAAAGTAAACCAAAGTTGTTTTTTTGGTGGTGTTTTTAATTTTTCAAGTTCTTCAATTCTTTCTTGTTGTGCTTCTATTTTAAGTTGAAGAACTTCTTTATCGTATTTATGTTGAGATTTTATTTGTCTTAATTCTTCTTCTTTCTTTGCGAGAGCTAAGCCAAGTTGATAGTCCATTTCAATTTGACACTTCTCAACACAATTGGCTAATTGATCAGCAATAAGTTGCGATGCCTCCTCATTGAAGAGGCGACCGGAGAATGGAGCAGGCTCACCTTGCTCTATTTGTGTGTACTCGGGAACTTGTCCCCAAGCAAGTGTAGAAAGTAATAATAAAATCATTTGTTACTCCATTGTTAGATCATCAATGTAGACCATGGAATGAGTTTTAAATTTAGAAAGAACTGGTTCAATTAGATCAAGTTCTGATTTCAATTGGTTATATTCTTTTTCTAATTTTTCTGTTTGTGAAAGGAGATAGCTATCTGGCCACTGTGTTTGCATTCGACCTAAAGATTGGCTACGTAGCTCATAAATTTCTAAAGATAGTGATTTCATTTTTTCTTTTATTGGATCTACATGTGATTTTATTGCCTGATAAAGATCAGCTCTATGCCATGGTTCTAATTCAGCCGCTTCAAGTAGTTCTAAACCATGAATTAAGTCTTCTGTATCTCCATTTCGTATATAGTGAGCAAGTTTTTGAATGTTATCTTCTTGTTCATTAAGAATGTAAGACAACTCTTCCTTAATAATTTGTTTTAATTGTTTATTAGTTATTTTCATTTTTTTTTATTCCAATGTCTTGAAAAACATCGTCAATATTTGTTTTTTTGTTTTCTAAGTCTTTTAGTTTTCTTTCTTTTTCTTTTCTTAAAGCTTCTCTAATTTTATCAGCTCTTTCTTTGTCTTTTTTTTCTTGAAGTTCTTTTGCTTTTTGCAAGCGTTCAAGTTCTTCGTTTTCTTTTTTGTATTGTTCTTTAGCTAAGTTTGCCATTTCAAGATAGTTTTTGTTTGCTTTCTTTCCGAGAATGTAAGACAAAACGAACAAACCCATAAGAACCAACCAGTTCTTATGAGCTATAATCCATCGTTTTATTTTACTTAGCCAAATCATTATAGCTTCCTAGTATTGCTCTTCTTCTTGCTCTAGTCTTCTGTCAAGTTCTACCTTTTCTTCTGGATTTAATTGAAATTCTATCACAGCTGATTGGATCTCACTTTCAAGTTCTTTTTGTAGATAAGGCCAATCAGCTTCTTCACCAGAAGTGATTGCTGGGATGTATTCATATTTATAAAAGGGAAGAGAAACTATATGTCTAAATGCCCTTTCTACCTTATCTTCATCTACTGCTTCATAAAGAATTTTTGATAATTCTTCTTTAATTATTTGTTTTAGTTGTTTGTTTGTTATTTTCATTGTCCATGTCTCCACATTTTGGCAAAATCAACGGCGGTTTGGCCACCGATGTAAATCATTGCAATCATTCCCCAAGTTTCAGGGTCTAATTGTGCGTTCCACAATAAAGCTGTGGCTACTATAAATACAAGCAACTTACGAGAAACTGCTTTCTCTTGAATTGCATCAAGAATACCTTTGTTCTTATTGTCAAGATAAAGCTTTTCTTTTAGATCCATTTCTTTTGCTTTGGCTTCCATTTTTTCTCCAAGTTTTAAAAATTCTTCTCTATTCACTTTGATTCCTCTTATTGTCAAAAACGGATCATGGCCAATTAAGAATTGAACCTGATTCATCTTCCACTTCTATATATCTTTTCTCATGAGAAATAAATTTAAGAAAATCCCAATAATCTATATCAAATAAGTCTGGGACCATTTTTTTTGCTTTCTCTACATAATCTATAAGAGGAAATGTTACTCGTCCATCGCCATGATCCCGTTCCTGTCCAGGACGAGCATAAGCATTAAATAACTTTGCTCCGTCTCTTTTAACGATAAACTGCACTATTTGCCACAATGAATTCATTTTTTCTTCTTTACCAGATTCTTCATAAGTATTAAACATGCCCGCATCCGGATGATTTTTTGGTATTCCATACGTATCAGAAAACCAAGACTCCTTGATAACTTTATTAAGTTCTTCTTTGATTATTTGTTTTAATTGTTTGTTTGTTATTTTCATTCTCTATCTCCAAAAGAAAAAAACCTAAATAGCTTTTTAAACTAAATAGGCTTTTAAAATAGATTTAGCAGTTCACTTTAGCATAACCACCAACTTTTTGTATGTCTATGGTTTTATCAACACAGTCTTTTAGAACATCAAGGTGAGAGATTAACAAGACAGTTTTAAACTTATCTTTTATCATATCAATTAAACGAACAAAACCTTCCATGTGTTCTTGGTCTAATGCCGTAGCAGGTTCGTCCATAATAAACAAAGTAGACTTAGGTAAGTTCGTTATCTCAATAAGAGCAAGACGAATGGCCATAGCAGCTATGGTCTTTTCAGCGCCTGAGCCCATAGAGATAGGTCGAGAATCATACTTCGGATGCTTTATGTTTATATCCAAATTGTTTCCATCTTCCTCAAACATAACTTGAAAGTCAACAATGTTTGCAAGACATTTATGAATTTCCTCATTGATAAGAGCTAACTTTTGTTTGATAATTTCGTAAGCAATTCCATTTGGATGCATACAGCGCATAAACAATTCATAAGCTATGAAAGATTCTTCGAGATCATCCTGTTCTTTCTTTTCGACATTTAAACGCTTGATGGTGCTTTTAACAGCTCCAAGCTCAATAAGAAGGTCTTGAATTTTCTTGTCGCACTTTTCCTTGCGTTCTTTTGCTTCGTTCATTTTTAGTTTTACAGCGTTCTTTGTTTTAACAAGAGAAGAAAGATTCTCAATTGCTTGACGGTTTTGGTTATATTCGTCTCGTTGTTGTTCGAGAGAAGCTTTTTGATTACACATAAGAGAGATTTTTGACACAAGAGACTCGTTTGTTATCTCCAAGTTTTTGTTTATTTGAATAAACTTATCTCTTTTCTTTACATTATCATCAAGAACTTGCAATTCTTTTTGAGCTGACTCTTTGTCAAGACCAAAGATTTTTAACTTATAACCATCAATTATTTTCTCGACCTCTTCAATTTCTTGTTCAAGGGTTGGTAGATAATCTTTTGCTTTTGTTGCATCTTTGACAAATTTATTGTTGGAACAGAATTGGCAGTTTGGATCATACTCGTGATCATGAAGCATGCTTATCTTCTTAATGGATTGTTTTTCTTTTGTTTTAAGAGCCTCTAGTTCCTTTTGATAGCCTTTTAAAGTCTTTTCATAGTCACTACACTGCTCTATTATTTGCGCAAGTCTGTGTTCATTTATGGAGCTTACAGTAATATCTGCTTGTTCGATTACTAATAGGTTTTCTTTTATTGTGATTTTGTTACCAGAGACCTTGACACCTGCTTTGTGAATCTCGACTTCAAGTCTATCAACTTCATCTTCTAACTCATCAATGTCAATAATTTGTTGAGGAATAGAGTTGATTTCTTGTTCTATGTCTGCTAATTCTTTTAACAACTCTTCATAACGATTGGTATGCTTTTTGCATAAATCTGTTTGTTGGTCTATATCATCATTAATCTCCTCAACTTCTTCTTGCTTTGCAACCAATAGTTCTCCAAGCTTCTTTCCTTTGAGACGTTTGATTAGGGCAGAAATCTCGGAAGAATCTTTCTTTGCAAAATTTAACTTTTGTTCGAAGATATCCAAATCAAGAAATTTTGCAAGTGTATTCTTACGCTTGGTTGAGCCTTCGTTTATAAAAGAAAGAGAATCCATTTGAGAAGCCATTGAGGTTATCATAAAGTCTTCAATTGCACCAAAGATCTTTCTTATGTTAGCCTCAGTGTCTTTTACAGAATCCCCATTGCACGAAGAATCGGTAGTGAGATTATGGAAATCAAGATCACCAGAGGCAGTAGCGACGGACTTTCCTTTGACGGTCTTATAAGATTTATTAAGATTGCGAGTAATTTGATACTCTTGACCATCTGCTTCCACAACCATTCTAATAGAGGCTTTGTCTTTGTTTTGATTGACGAGGTGAACGTTTTTCTTTTCGGACTTGGAGGTTCCGCCAAAAATGCCATAAAGAGCAGAATCAATAACAGAAGACTTCCCACTGTAGTTCTTCCCAAAAATGCCAACAGTTCCAGAAAGATTATCAAAATCCATTCTATTCCCTTGTCCATAATTGAAAAGATTTGAGAACTCCATCTCTTTAATATTCCATTTGACGTTTCTTCGGACTTCTTCATTCTTCTCAACCTCTATATTGTATTTAGTATTTAATTCAAGCACTTGACGCATCAAGTCTTCTTCTAAGTCATAATCTTTTAAATAATCTCGAATATACTGTTCTTGAATGGAAGCATCACGCATGTTCTCCATTTTATGCTCTTCTCCGCCCGAGGTTGTGAATTGAGAGGTGCCTTTGTTTAAAAAGGTCAAAGAGATAGGGTTATACTTAGAACGTGCTAAATCGGTAATCTTGCGGATTGTAGCACTATCTAAATTTGTTGTCGAGATTAATCTTAGACGGCAACCGTGAGGCACATGAATGTGTTGAGGGATGCCACCCTTTTGGTCTAGGTCTACTGTGATAAATGGTCGAGGATTTGTAAAGATTACATGCTGACAATCAAAGTCATCTTTAGATCTTATTGTCCATAGCTTATAACCTTTGCGTCCATCTTCTGAAAAGTTCTGTTGAATTGTCGAACCAGCATATTGGACACGACCTTCTGTATCTAAGATTTGAGGCTTATGAATATCTCCAAGCATAACAAAGTCGTGGTCTTTGAAAATGCTTATGTCGTCGTCTCCGTGTTCCATAGCCCAACCTGAACCTGTTCTTGAACCCATAACAGCACCATGATAAAGAGCAATGTTTATGTCTCCGGTCTTTGGTCGCATCCAACCGTCTCTGTCAAAGATTGAAAGAACGTTGAAAGACAAACCAGGTTGTGGAGATACACGACCAGAATTCTTTAGCAAATGCAATTGTGGATGGTTTAGGGCATTAACTATGGGAGACACAGCATCTTCCCTATCAGAGTTCTTTAGATTACCGTCATGGTTTCCAAGAATAATGTAGGTTGGTGCTATGTCAGCTAGGTTTTTTAAAAACTCAGAGGCCAGAGCAAAATACTCTGGTGACAATTGAGTTTTGGTGTGAGCCAGATCCCCACAATGAATTATATAATCTGGTTTTTGTGATAATAGTTTTTTATAAATTTGATTGAATACAAATCTGTATTCATCATGAAATTTTAGATTCCGGATGTGGGTGTCAGCGAAGTGCGCCAGACGAAGTGGTTTCTTAATCATAAATCCTCCGTAATTAAGTGTTTTTATTATAACACATTACGGAGGATTTGTCAAGTTTTTTTTATTTATTGATGTACTTTTTAAAAGTTTCCATTGTATTATAAGTTCTTACAATATCAGCTTTTTGTTTTCCATGTACTTGTTCATAATGGTTTAAGATGTTTTCGTTACTAAAAGATTCATCACCAGTTCTACCTCTATAATTATCATAAACCCAAGAACGAAAGTGTCTATAAATTGGTTCATAGTTGTGTCTGGGTTGTCCTATAAGGCGCTTCAAAAACGGACCACCATACATACTGTTTTCGTTTTCACCTACTTCGATATCAAGTGGTTCTTCCAGTGCACTAGCCAAAGACATAGCTTGGGCCGGATCATCTTTATACATGTCTGTTAGTTTATCAGAATGTTGTGGGTAATTCTTTTTTGCTCTTGGGTCAAACTCGGCAGGACGAAAGTATTCTCCTGAATAGGATTCTTTTAAGACTTTATTAAGTTCTTCTTTGATTATTTGTTTTAGTTGTGCGTTTGTTATTTTCATAGCAAAATCTCCTTTACAAATAAATAGTTAGATAGCGTTTAATAGTTTGTCAAAAAAGAAATAGTCGGGGTCTATTGGTTGAGCCCTATCTTTTGCGTTCTCGAATTGTCGTGGTGTCATAGACCCAATGTCTTCAACGGCTGTAGTGTCTATTTTATAGACTTCCATGTCGTATTCAATCATCTTCTTAATCATCCACGATGCTTTCTTCTCCGCATCTTGGTCAAGTCCTATGTAAACTGGTGTGTCGTTTATTGCAAGAGCTTGAAATAAGCGAGACTCTGGTCTAAGGGTTGAACCAAGAATAGGAATGCCTTGTGTTCCTGCGACAATAGCATCAAAGGCTCCTTCAACAATTACAACGGGCTCATCCCAATCAATCATTAGTTCGTTGAAAATTATGTCCTTTGTGGTTCTTGGGTTGAGGTATTTCATTCTGTGTCCGACATAAGAACGAGCAATAAAGAAATTTGGATCTCCATTTTGGTTGAAAGATGGAATAATAATTCTGCCTGAATATCTTCCCTCGGTGCAATAACCAATCTTCCATAACTTTATTTGGTAATCGTCAATACCTCGAGAGTGTAGATAGTCAAGAGCCCTTTCAGAAGAACGAGGAAGATGCTTGTTACAAAGTGAGATCATTTCTGGTGGTAAATCACATGTTGGTTCTTCTTCAATCTCGTTTACTTCTTTATATATTTTATCAAAGTCTGCGAGATCAAGTCTACCGTCCAACTCCAACCAACGTTGTCGTTGTTGATAGTTGCCAAATCTTCTTACAATTCTGTAAATGTTCTTTCCGCGAACATCACAAACCCA